TATTAAACTTTTCTTCGGTAGGCATAAACATACAGTGTTTGTAAATCTCATATGTTTGTAAAATATCGTTCTTGTGAGTTAATTCTATTAGGTTCATTGCACGCACCTACAAATTCAAGTTTATCTAATACTTATATTGTATCTATTATACCATAAAAACGCCTAAATGTAAATAGGACGGCGGGGTTCTTTACAAATTGAACCGCCCTACGAAAAACAAAAAGCCCTGCCGAAGCAGAGCTTTTTGTATAGAAATAATCCCAAACGGGTAATTATCTCTTGGAGAACTCAAACCCCTTTATTTACAAGGCTTTTAGAGCTTCTTGTGTCTTGCAAGAGTCTTGTTAAAAAGATTTTTTAGAAGCGAAAACAAAGCGGTAAAAAATTCTACCGCTTTGTTTTTTATTATTCATTCTGCAGTGTCGCCCTCTCGGGGATCGGATTTTCTTCCACATAATGTACAGCCTGCTGCATCAGATCTGTTTGATCGCTCATATAATTAACGGTATCAAACACGATATTTTCATAGCCGAATTTGTATCCGTTAAACCCGTTAATTACAACTGCCATCAGTTTCAGGCAGCAGGTCGCTATAAGCACCCATGTCGGTTTAGCAACAGCCTCGAGCACGATTATGCTCATTGCTAAGGATATAACGAACGATGAGACAAACTTCGTTCCGAAATTGATCCCCTTTTTTGTTTCGGGAGTGGTGCCGAGCGGAGCGCGTCGGCTTCCGCTTCTGCCGCGCTTCATAATCATCTCGGGAGTGAGCTTTATAGGCTCGATCGAGTTAGCCTTTATTACGGCTTTTTTCTGCGCCCTGGATAGCGTATTATCCTTTTTGATCGTTTCTTTGTCCTTGCCCACGTACTTTTCCATATATTCCTCGTATGAAAAGCCAACTATAGCAAGGACCGTCGTGCGGGAGTTCCGCAATTCCTCGGTAATATAATGACAGCAAAATTCACCGAGCCTTGACTGCATCTTAGTATCTATAATGTGTTTTTTCAGAGTTTCAAACGCTGAATATCCGCCGGTGTAGGATTCGCTCTGCAAGCCGGCTCTCATACCGCTGTCGGAGCAGTTGACATACATCGAATAGGAAACGAATAAAAGCAGAAAGAAATCAAGTCCGAGCGCCGCGATCTCCTCAAACGACGTAAGCCTGATATCGGTAGTCACGACGACTATCACAGCGAACATAAGCAGGACTCCTACAAAAATTCCCGCGTTATTAAGAAAGTTCTTAGCGAATTTTTTCTTCTCGCTGTTCTGCAAAATGATCTTCTTCTCAAAATCTGCCGCAGGTGAAGTGCTTTGACCTATTCGTTCCATCACTGCTGACCTCCTGCGTCGGGCTTACTTTCAACGATCTTTCCAAGGTTGTATATACCGGATCCGACAACGTTAGCAACCGCGCCGACAAAGCACACTACGATCGTCTCGTTAATAATATTACGGAGGCAGATCAGCAGAGCCAAAAGCGCTACCCAGACAACCCAGACCGATGGGGATTTTAAATAAGCTTTCAGTTGCTTAATGAAGGGGAGAGCAGAAAGGAAGGCGAATATCAAAAACAGTCCGGATACTGTTGCTTCCGAGCTTTGCTTCACCCATACGGGAAACTGCGTAAGCGTTGCCGCCAGGGGCGCGGCAACGTCTATACATACGGCGCATACTTTGATTATTTTACCCTTGGTGGCGTTTTTCACAGCTTACACCTCCGAGGTATCCGATTCTTCCTTCGGTTCCATGTTCGTCCCGATCTTTTCCCTGACAGATTCAACAATAGCGCAGAGCAGCTCGTCGTTGCCGAGAGCCTTCTGACATCTTGCGTATTTAAGATTCACGAGATCCTTCACACCCTGTGGGAGATTCTTCGAATTGACATATACCGTTGTCAGGATCTCAAGCAGAGCCGTGTTTTGAACCATAACAGCGCCAACAAGCCTGTTTCTGTCGGTTTCCGTGTTCTCATATTTTTCGTAGGATTCTCGCATCCCATTGTAACCGTCGATCATATTGTTAACAGCATCTACGACAGAGGTCTGACCCGACACAGTCCCCGATGTGTCTCCTCTTACGATCTTCAGATCCGATTCAATGGTCTTTGTTCTTTTGTCATTTCTCAGCTTCGTATATATTGCCACAATAAGTATAACGAAGTCACCTATAAGCGTCAACGTCTCCGTTTTGTTGTTCACGACGTATTCCCAAACGCGTGTAAAGACAGTATGCTCCGTCGCATCTGAAACGCTTTCGGAGGTGTCCGACACCTCCTCCGCGAAGCAGGGCGGGGAAATCGCGCAAAGCATAATCACAGAGATCACGCAAGCGAGAGCAAGCAATATCTTTTTTTTCATATTCTTTTCTCCTTTATGTAAAATCGTATCCTTCCATTATCTTTTCGAGAGTATCCTTCAGCTCCTTGCATAGCTTTTTTAATTCCTCCTGGGTCTGACGGATCTCTTGATTTTCAAGCCGTAATTCTACTACGGTCTGTGGAAGATTCATATCGTTCGGAGCAATCAAAGCGCATCCGGAATTTTGATTTTCAGCTTTGATCTCCTCGCAGAGCCATCTGCGCGTAGGCGTTTTGCCGTTGAGGAGCGCGACCGTTACCTTGACTTCTCCAAAAATCTTTGAAACGGGCAGACTGCAAGCCCCGTCCGAGAGCTTACGGTAATAGCAATCACCGCTCTCCGTTTCAAAAATTGCCGTTGAGTCTGCGGGAGCCCCGGCAAAGCTGACAAGCAGTTCGCCCTCCGCTATCTTGGGCTGCCTCGTGAGGATAACGCCGACTCCGTTATCAAGCAGTCTGTATTCCATTAATACTTTTTTCATTAGTCATTTCTCCTCCTTCGGGGGTACAAACCGTACCCCCGTGTGTTTTACGGCTTAAGCTTCGCCTCTTTTAGCGCGTATATACGCCATGTCGAGGTCGTAGAGTCTCTTCCAACGTGCGGTAGGCTCCTCGTAGGTAACTACGCCGTGCTTCTTTTTGATGTCGTTGATCTTCACGATAAGAGCGTCGCGCGCGACCTCGTGTTCCGCGATCTTATCGCGGTATCCCTGAGTTTCCGCGCAATGAGCCGAGAAGGTCTCATCGTCAAGCTTACCCTCGGTGCGCTTGATGGTCTTATAGTCACCCGCCGCAAGCGTTCTTTTGAGGTCCGCAATGTAATGCTTCGTGAGGTGAAGCTCCGTATAATACGGCGCAGCCTCCTCAAGATACGCTCTCGTGCTGACCTTGAGCTTGACCGAGTTATCGTTCTCGACCGCCGTCAGCTTGAAAAATTCGACGTCTTCCTCTGTGATATATTCATTGTAGTTGTGAAGTCCCATTGAATAATACCGCATTTTTGAGGAAGGATTATTGGCGCAGAGGATACCGTTCGCGAAATAGGTGTTGTTCTCCGTAACCATCGTATAGGTCGCGGAATATTCGGACTCCTCGACCTTATCCGTGAACGCGAGCATTACGTCGTTTCCATCGGCTCCTATGCCGACCTCTCCTGCCGCCCACTTGTCGGAGGTTGAGCAGCGTCCTTTGGTCTTGGAATAGATACCGTGCTTCTTGGAGATCTCGAGGATCTTACCGTTATTAAATACGTTGTAGAACCACACGGAGTCCTTACCCGTGGTAATAGCTCCGTAGGATTTTACGGCAATGCCGCAATGGTTGTCGAGATCCCAACCCATAACCATATCGCCGTATTTGACGTCCTTGAGTTGTTTCTCGGAACCGTCCGCCATAAGTATCTTCGTATCTCCGCGCAGGCAGGTTTCAAGCTGTGAGATTCTGTCCTCAAAATTCTCAAGAATGGAGCGAATATTCAAAAACCCCTTTATAGGAGTTACCAGTGCAAAAGCATCCGAGGAAGCCTCGTTGTCCTTTATCGTAAGTACAAGGTTTCCCTCGTCATCATAAAGATTCCATCCTCCGTTTGTTTTCTTCATAAGTTCTGCCATAATAATTTATTCTCCTTCGTTTTTAGTTCTGTTTTTTGAATCCAATATAATGAACGGTAATCTCTATATCAGTGTCCGTCTCATAGTTGACAGTGACCGTGCCGTTGTCGTTTACTACGATACTGCTTACGGCATCGGTTAAGCCATCAATGCCGTTAAGTGTTATCTTGCGGTAACCCTCTCCCTCAAAAAGAGTTTTTGATGTGGCTCCCGCTTCAAGCGTAGCTGTAAAGCTCGTTCTCGGGTCGTAATAGTCGTACTCGTAGAATCCGTACTCCGTTGCTTCTATGAGGTCTCCATCCTCAACGGGGTCGCCGCTCTTGTAGCCGATACCTTCAACAGCTATATTAAGATCGGTGGCAGCAGCGAGCATATTACCGTATGCTTTAAACTCAAATTTGCTGTTTTGGTATAAGAAAGCATTATATTCCGATGCTTTCCAATCTGCCCACGTCATTCCCTCTATATACTCAAAAGAGTCTCCACCGTCAGCAGAAGTAATGTTGTGAAGATCAGCAACAGTAAATCTCTTGGTTTCTGCGGATATGAATATTCGCCCGTCATATATAAAACTCTCTGCCCTTACTCGTGTGAAGGTATTATCAATCACAACGTTACCGTTAAAGTACACATATTCTCCTTCGTTCGTCCTAAAGCCTTCAGGAGAGAGTCCGCTTTCAAATATCCAACTAATCCACGTCATATTTTTACCTGCAACATACGGGATTCCGTTGACAGTAAAGTTGACGATATTGGAATATACCAGCTTGTCAGAGTGCGGGCTCTCCCTGAACTCCAAGTCGAAGGAGCCGCCGTATGCCGTGACGGTAACTTTGCCCTCTGTTCCCGGGTCGACGATATCGCTTAATAAAAACCACTTATCCCTTCTATCATTCGGTCCTACTTGATATTTTCGCTTCAGCACTCCGTCAACGTAGAAGTTAAAACCTCGGGTAAAGTAGTGAGGCTCGCCGTTAAGATCTTGGTAACCGTTGCGGTCATCGTCATAAACACGAATTGAATCATATTCGTCGTATGATTCTTCCATGCTCGCCAATGCGGTCGGCGCGTAGAGCTGAGGCTTGTACATTCCCTCAATGTAGTTTTTTAGATCATTTGTAGCTTCCTCGTTATCCGCAATAGCCTGCGCAATTCCAAATATTGCTTGCTGTATAGGCACCGCCATAAACGAATTGGCTGATGGGAACACATAGAGTATTTTTTCTGCGAATTCTCCGCTTTGCATTGCTTCTATAAGCTCCGAGAGACTTCCGACCTCGTAATCATCCAGCGCGATGCGAATATACTGCGCCGCATCATCGGAGGCGAGAACGTCGCCGAGCTCGTTGACCTTTTCCGCTATCATCGTCGCGAGCTTATCAAAATGAAGCTTAAGTTCTTGCGGCGAAAGTCCGCTGAGTCCATACTGCGCTACGGCGTTAGGTCTGTTTGCAAGAGCCTGTACGCCCGCTGCGGCGATTTGCTTTTGTGTTATTTTTGTGATTTTTTTCATTGTTACTCCTTATACCTTCCGGCTATGTTGTATCGGTAGGAGAGGTAGAACAGCGCGAACGGCTTCATATACTCGTCGGAATATATGAAATACTGCTTTTCGACCCATTTTTTCTCTTTCTCCTTAACACTGAAAAGGCTTTGCTCTGTGGTTATAAAAGAAAAATCAGAGAAGTCTGCCATATCAAACGAAAACATGGTGCTGTTTATTCGTGCAATCTGATCGTAAGGCTTTTTGTTGGTCCTTACTTTTATCTTCGCTGCTGACATCTGTAACGTCTTTGTTTTGATAACGGTGGATTTTTTGACCGTATTCTTCGTCAGATGCGGGACATCGCAGTTGTCCATTTTCGTCGCGCACCCGCTGAAGATAATTCTCTCATCAAAATGGTAGTATTTCGGCGCGATCTCTCCCTGATCGTCTCTCATATCGAAGTTGAAGGAGCATATAACACCGTTTTCCGTTCCGAAGAACAAATTTCCGTCCATTGTTTTTAGCGCCGTGGCTTTATTGAAGACGCCGCCGGTCTTATTGCCCCTCTCGTCGCATAAATACGCCTCGTACTTGACAAATTCTCCGGAAATGGCGTCGTATACCTCGTGTACCGTGAAGTATACCTTAACGTAATTGTCAAAGCCTCCTAAATTAAAGGGAACCACGTCACTGAAAACAGGTTCTGAGACATTTCCGTTTTCATCCGGAGGGTTAGCAACCTCTCCGAGTAGGTTTTTTGTTTCCCGCAATTCAGCGTCGTATACGCTGTCAGCGAGACCCAGCGGGATCTCGACGATATTCTCGACATTTCCGCAATCGCAGTCGGCGGCGCTTTTATGGCATACAGTGCAGTATCGCACCTTTGCATCTTTAAGCTCCGGATATATCTGCTTTGAGTAACGGTATTCGGGATATTGGTGCTTGTAAACTCCGATTCCCTCAAGATAATACCATTCGTATTGCATGCATCCCGTATCGTGAGTGTATTTCTGCCGGCTGTCCGCAAGGAAGATCTTGCCGTCCACGAGCAGTACGAGATATCCGTTCCATTCCTCAAGGACCGCGCCGCTGAGATCAAGATTCGTCAGCTTTGCGTCGATGAGGCTTGAGCGGTGCTCCACGGCTCGCTCGTATCTCACGGAGAGCTGACCGATAGCCTCAACGCCAAGGCGGGATATAAATATAGGATCGTCGAGGAAATTGACGCAAGCTCCGATACATCCGATCCCGCTCAGCCCCTGCGTTGACGGATAGATCTTAGGCTGAAGATCTTCTCCCGTTTCAAGCGGAGCATGAAAGTAAGTAGATCCGTCCTGCTCCGAGTCGCTTTTGAGGATCATAAGAGTGTCGGCAACAGGGATCATACCGGTTATGGGCGAGATCCCGACACCGTCCTGCATATAATTCAACACTCCGAAGAAGGTGGGGTCTGCGTAGCCCGTGATATTTCGTCCGCAATAGAAGACGTGGTTTGGATAATTCGGGTTTCCGGACATAAAAACACGGTTGTCAAACACCGTAGCTATCGTGCAGTCTGTTACGAGAGTGCTTATAGCCGCGCATTCGTCCGTTACTCCTGATACGCTCGTAAACGTCTTTTTTGCGGTGATCTCGACACCTGCGTAAAACTCGGGATAGGAGCCGTCCGTGACATCCTCCGGCTTTTTAGGGGCTTCCGCAAATGTGATCTTACCCGCTTTAAGGTCAAATTCACAATCGTTTACGATTTTTCCGTACACCTTTACCTCGGATATCTCCTCAAGCTCGTTCTCGTTCATATAGAACTCCGTTGTCGAGCCGTCCGCGATAAACGTGTGCTTGAATTTTGGTTGAAGTATGTTTCGCTGCTCATATTCCGTACCGATATCGGCATTTTCGCCGCTCGGTATGATATTAATATATGTCGTGGGGATATATGCAACGTCCTCCACTCGTTTGACGGTGTTGCCGTCGTAAACAATGTAATTCTTGCCGTCTATCAAGTACAGACGGTTGTTAAAAATAAAGGACTCGCTTCGTCGGGTGTTCATACCGACAAACAAAGCGCTGTCCTCGTCAATTACGCCCTCTACGAACGAAATATAGAGGCTGTCCCCCTCCGCAAGATCGCTTCGTGATATGCTGAGCTCGCGTGTTTCGGCGTCGAAATAGTCCATATTTATTATGATGCTCTCTCCGTCCGATTTCGTTACGTCAGTAACCCTTGCGACGTTTTCGCGCAAAATAATCTTGAACGTTTTGGTTCCGTTTATTTCGGAGCTCTCTTTTGGGAGCGTTATATTTTCCGTCTGATCGACGTTTATGCTGTCGGGATAGTTATGCCAAAGATAAAGCTTGTTTCCGCCATGGATCAGAATTCTCGTCTTAACAGCACCGTTTTCTCCTCTTATTTGCAGACGGTGTATTCCGTACACGCAAGACTCATTCGGGAGCGCGAGCCTTCGTCTGAACCCCGGCACGGTCTCAATGGCTTGACCCTGTCCCGATTGATAGTCCTTGAACATATTAACCGAGTAAGCGAGGCGCTGTCTGTGCACCTGCGTGTGGTCGCTTGAGAAATCAACGCCTCTGAAATCACCGTAGTATGCGTTATAAACGCTTCCTGTCGTAAGATATCCCATCGCGCGTCACCATCCGTTCGAGTTTCTTATTGTAACGGGAGCCGCGTTTCTGATCCTTCGCTCAACGTCGGCGGCTCTTTCTCTGTAAAGTGAGAGATAATACTCCGCCATTGCCGGTTCGTCCTCGACCCATACGTAGGAAGCTATCAAGGTTGGAAGAAGCGTGCATAGCTCTTCGTCAAGATCGATAACGGTCTCATCCTCCGCGGCAAGCCCCTCGATTATAAGCTCGTTAGGCTTGCGGCGGTAAAGAACCTTGAAGCAGCCCTCGGCGGAGTATGGAAGAAGAATAACGCATCCGCCCTCTACGTCATAGCTTTGATTCAGTCTTTTATAGCTGTCATCTTCCGATATCGGAGGAGACTCAAGAGAAAGAAAATCCGGAGCAAGACGTCTTATATCGTATCGAGTATATGGCTCATGATCTGGGATATCGTCAACGGATGACGAGTAGATATGCTGATACATAGCCACGTTTTTGACGGAGTACAGATACTCTCCGACAAAGCGGAGCCTGAACAGTCCTTTGACAAAAAAGCCGTCCTTTTTAATAAAGCCCTTATAGGAAACGAACCTGCGCGGGGACGAGAACTCCTGCGCTCCGATAATGACCCACGCTCCGGTCGTTTCGTCCTGCATTTCAACGTAAAGCGTTCCGTTGCCGTCCGCCTCAAAGAAATAGGCTTTCGCATCGGGAGCCTCAAAACAAAGATCCTCCGACCTCTCTATGGGTGAAAAGGTATTGACCTTCAACAGATTGACCATCGGCTTATGGTTTATTATATAAGAGCTTATTGCAGGTCTTATAGAACTGACCTGCAATAAGGCTCTGTTTGCCGCGTAGTAGAATCTGTTGTCGTCCTCAAGAGAGTCCTCAAATCCGAGCTGAGCGACCTGCTTGTATAACTCAGATACTCGCATTTCGACCTCCTGTCAGACCGCCGCGATCCTTACGCGAGCGAGTCTGCGTTTGTAATTGCCTGTGTCGAATTTACCGCGCGGAGCATATGCTTCCAGGTGCCGAAGCCGACGCCCATGCGGCAGTAACCGTTCCAGAAGAAGTTTCTGGTGTGAGGATCGATGCCGTTTGTGATATCGAGCTTAACGCGGTTGAAGAACATGTTTCCGAGAAGGTTTTCATTCGCGTCGGATGACATGATCATTATCTCATCCTTGTCGGACTCCCAGTAATCGAGGACAACAAGTGTCCAATTTCCGTACTGGGTGTTGATATCGTTATAATCGCTGCCTGTCGTTCTCTCGGTTCCAATGACCGCCTTCGCCATCATTTCAAGCTCGGGACGGTTGCAGGGAATGATGAGAGTGTCGGCGGTGTATCCCATGATCTCGCCGTTCTCATCCTTAAGGTTGCGGAGCTTGTTGGCAAGGACCGCAAGGGTCTTCTGGAACTTTGTCGCATCCGAGGAAATATCGCCGTAGAAGTAGTTCGACTGAAGCTTGCCCTTCATCTTGTCGGTGGAATATGTATGCTTGTTGTGGAAAAGGGGAAGATTGTCACCGGTGGTGAGATCAACTTTGCCCTTATTGAAAACGAAGTTTGCCTTCGTAGCGTTTATAAGAGCCTGCGCCGCAAGCTTGACTCTTGTCTTGTAGTAAGCTCTGACGAATTTCTTGGGCTTGTTCTTCATGTTCGCACCCATACCGAATTTTGCATCGTCAGCCATCTTACGTGTGATCGTGAATTCCTTTGCAAACTCGATATGAGAGATCGTCTTGTCGTAGGTCTTCTCAACGGAATCGTTCTCCGCTTCCTGACCTTCTTCCTTAGCCATAAAGGTGTCGAAGTCGGACTCGCCCATAATGGTTTCGGAATAGCGGTTGGACTTCTCAACGTTAAAGAGTACGTCAAGGATCGTTTTATTCTTTTCGCAAAGATTGGACTCGTTTTCGATGAGCGCCTTTATAGGATGCTCAAACTTACCGAACATCGGGTCATTTTTGCCCGACATTGCGCTATACTGGAAATTAGACATTTTTTATTCCTCCGTGATTATATTCTGACGACGATCTTGTCGCCGATGGCTGCGGCGCCGTTGAGACTCTCAACCGTAATAACGCCGTCTGATGTGGTTGCTGTTACCTGAAGCCCGTCCGTGTGCAGAGTTACTTTGTCGCCAACCTTGAGAGAGGTGGGCGCCGCAGTGACGGGAACTTCATACACCTGATTGGATTCTACGCGGCAAGCTGCTACCTTGCGGTTAGTATCGGCCGCGCCGACATGTCCCATAGCTATGAACTCGGGCTTTTTGGTCGCGGCGCATTTTGTGAGTTTGCCGGCTGTGAGCACGAGAGCCTCACCGATGTGTATTTCCTCATTGGCGGTCGCCTCGTGATATACCGGCGAGGGGACGTTCATACGTCCGTTTTCGATTTTCAAAAGCTTAAACATTTTTGATTCTCCTTATTAATTTACTGTAGATTTGTATAAGGCCATTATTTCCTTATCTGATTTGTCGGGGAAAAGGTCTCTCCATTCCTTAAGCTCCGATTTGGGCATAACGACAGAACTGTCCTTCGAGCCCTTCGGAACGGTCGTATGGAGATGACTTTTCGAATCGCGCAGTGACTGCTTTTTAACAGCCGTCGCGACTGTATTTCTGATGCCGTCGGGATTTGCGGCGGCATACGCCTCTTTGGCGTTAAGTCCGGCATCGCGGAAGCGTCCGAACTTCTGCAAGATGTCACTCGGAAGCTTTCTTATATCCGTGTACTGCTTGGTTTCGGGATACGCGGCGTGAAGCTCTGCAAGATCGGCGCGTGCTTTCTTCTCGAACTCCGTCTGCTGCAAAAGAGCTCGCGCTTTTGCGTCCCTCTCCTCGACGGCTTTCTTTTTGAGATACTCTTCGGGAGTAGTCCCGTCTGCCTCGGCAGCAAGTGATACAAGACCTTCCATAACGTCTTTGTCTTTGACTCCCAGCTTAGAAAGAGTTTCCTTGCCTTGGGCTTTAAGCCTTGAAAGCTCAGCCTCAAGCTGCGAAATTCTCGTGTCTTTTTCATCGGGCTTGGGGTCGACAGGCTCTGCTACTTCCTCTTTTCCCTCGGATTCCTCGCTCTCCTCGGTTTTTTTGGGTTCACCCTGTTCTTCGACGGATTCCTCACCGTCCTCCTCGGTCTCGTCGTCAAAGACTACCTCGGGGATGATGATATTCCCGTCCTCATCATACTCAAACTCGTCGTCACGCTCGTCGTTAGTTTCCGATCCGTCGTTTTCGTCGGTATCGACGTCGTCGGTGTCCTCTTCCGCCGCGGTGTCGAGCTCTTCGTCAAGTATGGTTTCATTGTTATCCATAGTTCGTTTTTCCTCCTGTTACTTTTTGGTGTGAATTACTTTGTTATTTCTTTGTACCGTTGCGAAGGTCGCTGCCCTTGACCACGGTTGCTTTGGGCGAATCCTTGACGGGCTTGGGCGCTCTTATAACGCCACCCTGGTTGGTCGCAAAATTGTTGTTCTTTGACATTGCGTGCTCCTCCTTTTTAAGAATTTTGAATGAAAAAGAGCCACAGATACCGAGCTTGTCGGTAAATGTGGCTCTGTCTCAATGGACTTTGGCGCTGGTGTTTTATTCAGTTTTCACTTCCCAGAGAAGACCGCATCGGCGGCACTTGAAGGTAAGACCTTCAACTCTCGAACCTTTTTTGATGCCTATTCTCTGGACCCTCTCGTGACAGTGAGGACAAACGAGCTTTGTGATCTCTGATTCTTTTGCGGGGGTTATGGTAAACATCGGCATCCCTCCTTTTTTCACCTGTGATTATAATAACACAAACTAAGTGGCTTTTGGTCGCAATTTATTTTAATTAAAAGCGTTTTTTGTGATTATTTTGCCGTTTTTTACCTCGAATCCGCACATTTCGGCAAGAGCCGCCTTTTCGGCTTTCGTTTTCCCGCTGAGGCTAAGAATATATCGGAGCAGTCGCTTCTTCGCCGCGCCGGCTTTCACGCCTCGAATATCGTTGTCCTTAAGGCTGTATCCCTTCGCGCAGATAAGCAGAAGCTTTTTATCGATAGAGATATTGAGCGAGTTTATCGCGGCCACGACCTTTTGGCGCTTGCTTCCGCTGATAACGTTGCCGTCACGGTCGACGTCGCTCTCAATGCCCTTCGTGCTTATCGACAGCAGCGCAAGATTCTCTGCGCCGACAAGATCCGATATAAGGAAGCTCTTTGCGTTGCGGTCGTCGCCGAATGTGTCGGCGAGTGCCTTTTGATAATAGATGTCGTAAACGTAATCGATCGCCGCCGCTTTCTGCTCGTCGGAAAGTGAATTGTATTTAGGCTTCGAGAATAGCGTTTTAAGGGCTTTCTCCGCGCCGGCATAGATAGACTTGATCTGAGCCTGCTCGGTGTCGGAGAGCATATACTCGGTGTTGTCAATAGTGATCGACGTGGGAACGCTTCGCGGCAGAACCTTTTGACCGCTCTTAGAAAGATTCAGGATCTCGTTAAATACGGTTGCGTCCATATCCTCGTTCATTCGTTCGCCCGTGAGAAGACCTAAAATATACGTCGCCATTTCGTCATCGCCCTTCTCGATCGCGCGGTAGAGGTCGTTCTGATAATTCTTTTTATAGAAGGCGCTGTCAATAACGTACGCCGTCTCGGGGCTGAAGCGCTTTGTCAGACCGTAAAGCACGTTATATACGTTACGTGTCGGAACGCCAAGGATCTGTCCTGCGGAATATGAGAGATTTCGCCAAGCTCGGTTGCGCTCCTCCGCACTTCCTTCTCCGGAGATTATGTTTTTTGAGGCGTCAAAAAGACTTATAGAGCTGTCGAGAAGATCGTTAACAACGGAATACGCGTAGTTATCCACCTCGTATCCGTCGATCACTCTTGAGTAGAGATCTCTTATGAGAGGCAAGCCTCCGATAAGATTCCCACCAAAATCGGCGAGCATCGTTTCGGCAACGCTCTCGTCTTCTTTTTGCTCTTTGTCGTAGATGTGCCTGAACAGTTGAGCGATCCCCGCCATAAACGCGGCGGACATAATCAGCGCGCCGATCGCTTTTCTTTCCTTACGATGAGCTGCCTTGAGCTGCTTTTTCAGTGTAGCGGTAGTGTCAGCGTCCGTCGTTGCCTTTATCTTTGCGTGAAGAGCCGAAACCTCTCCGTAGCCGTCAATGACGCGTCCGATAACCTTCATACTGTCGGCGCTGAACATCGTGAGCGTACGCATTATTTCGTTACCGGAGCGCATAGCCGCCGAGCGTTCCGTCGCGATTGAGTTCTGCTGCGTTTCAAGGATAACTTGACGGAGAAGCTTACCGGCTTCTATCTTATTTGCCTCGGTGCCGACCTTCGCGCCTCCGTTCTTTTCGACCTGTACCTGACAAGCGCCGAAAATGCGGCCAACCACGAAGCGGTCCATTTTGCCGATAGGAGCCATCAGAACGTCGCTGAATTTGCCGACGGCGTTAACGGCTCTTTTTGCTTTGCTGTCAAGCACGCCCTGCGCCATGGCAGCAGTGTTATCGTAATTACGGAGCTTCGCGAGGGAACAGTATTCGTCGATCCCCTTTGAGGAGACCGTCATTCCGCGAGTAATGCTGGCGGCATCGAGCAGGCTTGAGGAGGCAAAGATAGAGGATAGCTGCGTGAGCCATACCTTCGGATTCGCGCCGAGCTGGTATTTCGCGTATCCGCCGCGAATGGAGGCAAGCGTTTTCATTCCCTCTCCGGATGCGGCAGGAATACCCTGAATGTCGGAGATAAGCTTGGTAAAATAATCGTTGCCTTTAGCCCACGCGTTAGCGCTCTCGGTCCTTATGCTGATCGGCTTGTTTGAATTTCCCGACACGTCCATATTGTATAGGACGTTATACGCCTCGACCGCGGGGGAAAGATACGCGTATTGACAGACCGCGTGAATATGACGGTTGAATACCGAGTCAGCGGATTCGATAAAGAGCTCTTGCTTCGCACCCTTTACGGTATCCTTATTGAATGAGGAATTGCTTACGCGGTCAAGCTCGCTCGTAACCGAGGTGTCAACGTTCTTTGCGGTGTTGGCGCGGCGGATGGGGTAATAATAATCATTCGTCGCGTTGGTAAATCCGAGCCTTTGCATATCGCGGTCAGCCTTGAGCTTACGTGCCTCGACGTTGAAAGCCTGCTCAAGTATAGCGATATATTGCTTGTCCGTGTCTGTAAGGAGAGCCTCGACAGCCGCGACACGTTTCTTCATATGCTCGGTAAGCTCTGCGTCGGTTATTCTTGTATCACCGGGGCCCATAGAGCCGTTTACACGCACCTTGTTGCCCTTGACGTCGGTAAACGTGAATCCGTTCTCGGCAAGACCTGCCCAGGAATGTCGGCGCTTCATAGTCATATAAAGACCTATCAGCTGAATTCTGGGAATATCCGCTCCGAGATACTGAACTGTTTCGGAGGATGCCTTTTCCACGTACTTTTTGTTTTTATCGAGGAACTCGTCGTAAGACTTGCGAAGCTCCATTTCCGCTACCTGCGCGTCGACAGCCGCGTTTCGAAGCTCCGTCATTATCTCGGTATAAAATCCGCTCTCATACATATCCATACGTCGCGCGACCGTCATAGGATCGCCGAACATCTGCGTATACGCGGTTCCCGAAAATTTAAGAGTCATACCGCCCTTGATCTTTTCATTGGCGTGAAGAGTATCTATATAACGCTGTGCCTCGGGCTTTGCTTCCACCCATTTGCCGGCGCGGAACACCTTGCCCCAGTTCTCGACGAAGTTCGTGAAGTAGGACATAACGTCAAGAAGCATTTTAAGCTCGTCAACGGTAAATCCGCCTTGGTTCTCGGTAAGAGCCTCAAGCGTATCCGCAACGCCGCTGACGTAAATTCCGGGACTCAGCTCGTTGGTATATGCAAGGAGTCCTTCTTTAACGTCCTTCGACGTATACCACTTTTTAAGATCATCAAGAACCTTGCGTGTTGCCGTTACGCTCAGATTTCCTCTCCACTGTATACGCGAGAGCTCCTCGATGGAGTTCTTGAAGATCTCGCTATGGTGCTGCGTAACGTTGTCGAAGGTACCGAGCTTAAGATCCTTCATTTGCTGAGCTTTGCTCATAAGCTGGCCGATCACACGGTTTCTCTCGGTAGCTTCGTTGTATTGCTTCTTCCAGAATCCCGCGTCGGACGTATTAAACTCAGCCTCAAGCTTCGCTCTTGCGGACGGCGCGCCCTTGTCGAGAAGCTTGCGGAGCGCAAGAACGATATTATCCGAGATCTTATCGGTCTCGGTTCTGTCGAGATTGTCAAGCAGATGTGTTTCGTTCAAGAATGTCTGATACAGCTGCTTACTTTTAACGTCAATAAACGCTTCGCGCTTACTTCCGCTGAATTGAGAATTAAGACCGTTCCAAACGGAGTTGATATAGTCGTTCCTTATTGCGGACGGAAGGGATTTGAAAAGCTCGATCTCTTCAAGTGATGCGGCAACGTCCTTTCTGGAATACGTTTTGTCGCTCTTGTAATCGGCGTTCTTCTTTTGCAAAGCACCCTTCGACATTGTTACCTTGTCGGGCTCGGCATAAGAGACCTTGTTCTTAACCGCGCCGTCATCATCGTTAAAATTGAGGGCGTATCTAACCGTGGGAGACGGTAAGGCCCCGCGCTGGTAATAATCCTTTATATCGAACATTACGTCTTCGGTGGCGGAGTTGTCATCGTACTCGACAGACGCGACCTCTTTTCCGTCGGGATCGGTGATATCAAGGAAGAATCTGCCGCGGCTTCTCAGACTGCTTGAAATAAATCTTGAGATAGCGTTAAGCTGTCGCGTGGTCACGGCGCGCTCCGTTCCGATCTCGATTCCCGGTGCAGACGCCTTAACTCGCACGTTGCCCTCCTGAATAAAGCGGTTGATCGCCGCGTCGCCCTTGACGTCGTCGTATACGGACTCAATCCTCTTATGCTGGACTCCCGTCTGACCGTATTGGCTGAGCTTCAGCATTCTTCCGTCGGCAAGCACGAATCCCGCCATATTATAGTCCGAGGTCGTCCCGAACTGCTCGGCCGCCTTTGCTCTGCGCGCCGAGCTCTCCTCTGTGTCGAGATTGAGGGCGTAGCGTTTGTCTGGATTCCTTGAATCATATCTTTTCGATATAGGTATCAACTTACCTTCATCATCGTATGTTATTTCGCTCGTCTTTACATTGTTTTCTGTGTTTCTGTAAAGTTCGCTTGTATCACCGTTGTCGTAACCCCACTCGTTAATATCGTCTCCGTTCCACCAAATATCATCAATAGGAACTTCTTGCTCTATTATTCTTCCGCTTTCCCAGTCTTGAAGACCAATATGCCTTTCCGCATATTCTCTGCTCGGTGTTACCCAGTCTCCATTTCTAAAGGAATTTTCATTAATTTTGGAGTCAACAGCACGATACATCTTAATCGTACGTTTTCCTTGCCTGATTACATTGCTTAAATTACGCAGAGAAGCGAGCGTTGCTCTATCTCTGCCAGAAGCTGCTATTGGATTATTCAACTGCCATTCTAGATCGTTACCATCTAAGCCATTATCAACAAAATCACCAAAAGAATAATCTCCTTCGAAATCTCCTCTTTCAAAAGCCTCGATTCTTTCCTCTTTTGTCGAGAAGTAAGCATTCGAAGATGGTGCTGCACCATTAAATGCAAGAGAACCTTGATAACTTAAATCGCTTGAATATCCTTCCGATTTTGCTTTAGCAGACAACATCTGTTTTGCTGCTCGTTCTTTTCCTTCTCTGACAAATTTAGCGTACTTTTCATCATTTTTTCTGTTTGTATATTCCTGCGTTTCTGCAACAGCTTCGCGCTTCACACTTATCTGCTCTGAATTAAGTAAATCATCCGGGATATACCTTAACAAATCTTTACTATTGACAAATGATAAAATTTGTGGTATACTATAAGTGACCGAGCGAGGGAGACTGTTTACCGCTGATTTATCAGCCGTGGCGTCTTGAAGACCTCGGTCATTTTTTATTTTACCGAGTTTATCAAGAGCTATCTTGTTCTGATCAACCAAAACGTATAGTGTTGTTCTACCCATCTTACTGTATTTTAAGCCGAATCTAATAGGAACCAAACTATCACCATCAACATATGCTCCCATTAAATTGTCAACATATTCTGTATCTGTATCGTAATAATATCTGTTATTATGCCTTTCAACATGCACAGCATCTTTTGCAGTTTGACTAAGAATGGGCAACAGTTTCGCGACCTGAGCAGGATCAGCCTCTTTTACTACACTTTCCTTTAGATTCGATTTCGAAAGTTCAATTTGAACATCGATATCATCAAAATCGATACTTTCACCTACAATTCCAAGTTTCTCAGCTATTTCGACAACAGCCTTTTTACCGAACTTTTTCTTTTCGTTCTCGTAGTTGCGTTTTATTTCCTCGATAACGCTATCCGCTTGACCTCGGTATATAGGTACTGTAAGTGTTCTATTGCGTAGAACATCGGCACGTTCACTATCTGACATTTCTGATGTTATTCGCACTTTGTTTTCAGCTCCAACCGCATACTGCCTATCGCTAACCTGCGCTTTTTCATCATTTGTGGTTCTTACGTTATCAGAAACGTCGTTTTTGTTATCGTAAGAACCATATTTGTTATTAAGTGGTTCCATCGCGTTATTCTGCTGATTTATCGTGCTGAACTCGTCAAACAGCTTTTTATAAGTATTGTAATACCGTTTTGCCGCTCTCAACAGCTTCGGAACGTCCGCGTAGTCCGTCGCCGCGCCCTTGAAGAACGAAAGGATCTTATCCTTCATCGTAGGCTCTGCCTCAAGCAGCTTCTCGAGTGTGTTCCTGTTGCTTAGTACACCCTCCGCATAGTGCGCCGAGATCTCGTCGTCATAGATGTTCTTGAGTTGAGCTTCGGTGTATCCCTTGCCTTCGTAGATCTTGCTATATCTGTTGATGATATTTTGCCTCGTCGTCTCGTCGGTATTTCGGAGCGCCGTCGCTATCAGCCTTTTGCCGCCCTTTCCATTGATGATGGCGTGCTCGAGCTCGTGAAGGAGCAGGGCGTCCGCCACGCGCTTCGATTCGGGATTTACGACTATTCGGTTTGAGCCGGGATCGTAGAAGCCATCGGCGTAGACGTCCTCTCCCGACTCGTTCTTTCCTCTGTAATTCGCCTCTTTGTTGAATACGACGTCAAGACCGGATCTCGCCGAGATCTTCGCGTATGCGAGAATATCCTCGTCGGCAATGCCTTTTGCGCGTCCCTCACGGATGACCTTTCGTATCATACTCTGATTCGGCGAGTTGAGCTTCTTATAATCCGCTATATTATTGCGTGCGAATGTGTCGAGCTCCTCTGCCTGGCGGCGAAGCTCGTTAGCCGCCTCCGCCTGCGCCTTAAGCTCGGCGAGTATATCAGCCTTTTTCGTATTATAGCCGCTGAGAAGCTTGTTGACCTCAGAACTCGTCAGGTTCTTCGTGAGGTGTTGCGTGCCGTAATCAAACACGGTGTACGTATTGCCTTTTCTGTTGACCGCTATCTGAATATTTTCGTCGCCGTAGCGCGTCATTCCTTCCTTCTGCGCGTTGATGAGCTTCGGTACCCCTAACGCCGACTCGGCGGGCAGGGAATTAAACAACTGTATCTCCGCACGCAGTTGAGCGTACTGCTCGACACCGCCGTTCTCGACGAATTCCGTTATCTTGCGATTGAACGTATCCGCGTCGAGCGTCGCCCAGTTGTCGATCTTAAGAGCCTCGGAAACCGCTCTTATTTCCTCTCTCGTCGCCGTTTCAACGAATCTGTTGAGATCCACCTGCGACGCAAGTCTTTTTCCCATAAGGGAAGCCTTGACGAATTTGGAGGTGTCCATCATAAGCTGCCCTGTCGCGTCGGCGACCGCCAGGCTTCGGAGAACGTCGTTATTCTTTAGCGCCTTAACAAATGAAGAACGCTTTTCGGGATCGATGCCCGCTCGGATCTGCTCGGCAGTATAGGTTATAGGCTTTCCGTCCGCCGTCTTGTATCCGTATGCGTTCAGCCTCTCGGCAATAATGTCGGCATTATTAACGATATTGACCGCGCTTTTTCGTACAAGCGATTTAAACACCGCTGCCGTGTTCTCGCGCTGAAGATCTCCGAGAAGCTTTCTCTGACTTGAATTAACGGCTTTTCCGCCCGTCACGGCGAGGCTGTCCGTAAGCTTCTTATAAGTGTCGCTTATAGCCGCGACCGTCTCGTCTCCCGTTTGCTCCTTCACCTCGCGCTCAATAAGCCATTCGGAAAGCTTCGTGACCTCGTTCTCTCCGCCTCTCTTTGCTATCTTACTGCCGTTTATAAGACTTGCCCCCGATTTTGCGCCTGCCTCTGTTCCACCCATTATAAGACCGCTCATACCTCCGACAAATGCGGAGTATGCGATCTCCTGCGGCGTCGCGTTCTTGGCGGCGGGATCATAGGTCACTCTCTTCCAATAAGGATCGAGGAAGGTCGAGAGACCTTCTTCAAGAGCTTCGCCGAAAAACTCAGAGGCAAGATTTTTGCCAACGCTTTTCAGTGTTTGCTTGCCAACAGCCTCGACAGTCTCCCGTCCGAGCGTCTTCGCTATACTTTTTGTTATAGCTCCCGAACCGAATCCGAAAAGCGTCGATGCGGTCTCGATCGTTCCTTCGGTAAATCCCGAGAGTGCACCGTATCCGAATTCCTTGCCGCCGAGCTGTCCCGTCTCTCGGTACGCCTGCTTCGTGGCGTTACCCGCCGCGCCGAGAAACGACGTGGCGAACGTAGAGAATAACATCGCGCCCGTTCCAAGTCCTCCCGTTGCCATACCGACCGCCATAGCGGGGAGGCTCGACCCGATGCCTCCCGCTATATCTCCCGCGACCTGCCATCCCTTTGAGGGATTATACCACTCCTCGGGATGGCTGTACCAATCGCCAAACCAATCGTTAGCGATCTGCTCCTCCGCCCAATCGCTTAATTCATCGATATTGAAAGTCTCGCCAAAAAGCTTTGCGAGTCCTCCGGCGGTGTAGTCCCAGATTCCCTCAAAGGTCGATACAAGGCTCGTCGCGAACTTTTCCCCTAGATATCCGAGACCGCCGAGGAGTCCTCCGTTATTCTTGGATTCCTCTTTTTGTGAGGAGGATACACTGCTGTACGTTTGCCATTTTTTCGGCGAGACGGCAGCATAATTCTGAATTTGATTTTTTTGAATATTATTTGAAAACGCCGATAACGTTGTTGCCGTTAGTGCCATATGTCCCTCCTAAATTATTCAAAAAACGTATTATAAAATCTTTCCCAAGCCATTTTGTTCGTAGGTCTTTCTTCGAGACTCCATATTTCGACTTTGCCGTTACTCGGGTTTTTAACCTTGAAGTAGATTTGTCCGTTATATCCGAACGCCTTTCCGCTGCTTGTGTTGTCCGCAACATCGATAATATGTTGGTCGGTGACCAGATCGCCAAGCTGAACCTTGTGTTCAACTCCGCCCTTGTCAAGCTGTATTGTAAAGTTTTGTCCGGATTTTGCCTTGCTTAAGCCGCCGTAATTATATCCCCTTTCCACCGAAGGAGTATAAAGCTTATTGTATGCCGCTTTTACGGCGTCTATAGTTGCCGGCGTAGCCCACGGATTGTTCAAAATCTTCTCCGCGTATTTTCTTGCGGAGTCTTTCGTAAGATTTAGACCGTCGTCACCGGTAAATGACATATCAATATTTTTGTTCCAATCGTTTTTAAGATTATTGTACTGTTCCTGAGTAATTTCTTCATTGGCAAGGGCTGACTCAATTTCGCGTGTATTTACGTTTTGAGATCCATATCCAATCAATGTACTATAGTTATCGTAGTTGGCATTCTGGATTTCTACAATTTTCTTCTCCCCTTCTTCGGCCAAAATATCTCCGCTTTCAATAGCGTCTTTTATGACTCCGACATTGTTACCAAGAGCTGCGTTAAGCTCGGAGTTTGTTGCTGCCTGAGATTTTGTGACGTAATCGTTTGCTGCGGTGATGAGAGATTCAGCCTGAGTATCCGAGAGCCCGTAATCGCTTGAAAGCTGTTTTAGCTGATCCGCCGTATATGCACCCGTATTTGCTCCGGAAAGAAGCTCGGCAAAGACAGATCGCGCATACTCGTCATTTTCTGCCTTTTTCTCCATTTCCTCAATATGAAGCTTTGCAATATCCTCTTGATCTTTAAGAATGTTTTCTTGATATGACAGATCGGCTCCGAGTATTCCGGCTTCTTTGGCTTGATTTGCCGAAAGCTTATCGGCGCGAGCCTGAGTGTCTGCGTTAAGTACGTTTTCGGTATAAGTGAGACCGGCATTAAGTATCGCCTCGCGTTCCGCTGAATCAGCCTCGTACCTTTCTCTGCTGCTGTTCGACCACGCCGTATATATGTTTTGGTCGTGCGTCTGATCGGCGTTGAATTCCGTTTGACGTTTTGTGTCTTCGGCTTTCTTTTCCGCTTGCGCTTTTTGCTGATCCGCAGCAAGAAGATTGCTTTGATACGTGGTATCAATATCATACATATCGCGGGTATATTGCGCGTTAGCGTTATATTCGTTCTGCGCGTGAGCCGAATCCGCGGCGGCTTTTGCATCCTTTTCTGCAAGATCCGCCTCATAGATAGCTTGATCGCGGTTCTGCTCCGCGTTGAGGATGTTGTTCTGATACGTGGTATCAATATCATACTTATCGCGGGTATATTGCGCGTTAGCGTTATATTCGTTCTGCGCGTGAGCCGAATCTGCGGCAGCCTTTGCATCCCTTTCTGCAAGATCCGCCTCATAGATAGCTTGATCGCGGTTCTGCTCTGCGTCGAGGAGGTTGTTCTGATACGCGGTATCTATATCGTACTTATCGCGGTTATACTGCGCGTTGGCATTATACTGATTCTGCGCGTGAGCCGAATCGGCGGAAGCTTTTGCGTCATTTTCTGCAAGATCTGCTTCAAATAGAGCCTGATCTCGATCCTGCTCAGCATTGAGGATATTGTTTTGATACGTAGTATCGATATCATACTTATCTCGAGTGTACTGCGCGTTGGCATTATACTGATTCTGCGCGTGAGCCGAATCGGCGGAAGCTTTAGTATCTCTCTCCGCGAGATCTGCTTCATATAGGGCTTTATCTCGATCCTGCTCAGCATTGAGGATATTGTTTTGATACGTAGTATTGATATCATACATATCTCGGCTATACTGTGAATCGGCGTTATACTTATTTTGCAAGTAATCCTTATCTGCCTGAAGCTTTTCATTTTCGGCAATATAATCCGCTTCTCGCTTAACAGAGGCTGCATTTGCTGCCGCCTGCTGTGTTTCGGCTCTTTGCTGAGTGTAAGCTCGGGAGGTCAAATAATCCCCGTAGCCGCTTCCCGAAAGGCCCATTCTTCCGAGAGCTTCTGCCTGCGCGCCGTAAGAAGCTTTATTTTGCTCGTATGAGGAGCTTGCATCCACCGCGCGCCTCTGCTTTTCAACGTCGGCGCCTGTGTGCGCTTGTGTTCTTTGAAGTTCAGCAGCTTCGTAAATCTTATTTCTCATTTCTTCCGACATTGAAAGAAGAAGATTGCGGGATTCTGACGCCATTGCCTCACCGGTGGACTTTTGATGGTTTATGGCATCGATAAGTTTCTGATACTGTGTGTTGGTATAATTCGCCGTAGCATTTTTACGCTCCTCTGCCTGAGCATAAACCGCCTGACGCTCCGATTCCGACATATTGAGGAGAAGATCCCGCATATCCTCCGCCATAGCTGTGCCTGACTCCTGCTGAGCTACGATAGCGTCAACGAGCTTTTGATACTGAGTGTTGGTGTAATTCGTTGTAGCATTTTTGCGCTCCTCTGCCTGAGCGTAAACCGCCTGACGCTCGGATTCCGACATATTGAGGAGAAGATCTCTCATATCAGCCGCCATTGCAGTGCCGGACGTTTGCTGAGCCACGATAGCATCAACGAGCTTCTGATACTGAGTATTAGCATAATTCGCCGTAGCGTTTTTGCGCTCCTCTGCCTGAGCATAAACCGCCTGACGCTCCGATTCCGACATATTGAGAAGAAGATCTCTCATATCAGCCGCCATTGCAGTGCCGGACGTTTGCTGAGCCACGATAGCATCAACGAGCTTTTGATACTGAGTATTGGCGTAATTCGTCGTAGCTGCCCTGCGTTCCTCAGCCTGAGCATAAACCGCCTGACGCTCGGATTCCGACATATTGAGGAGAAGATCTCTCATATCAGCCGCCATTGCGGTGCCGGATTCTTTCATTGCGTTTATGGAGTCAAGAAGAAGCTCGTACTGCTCAGAGGCGTAATTCATATCGGAGATATTCTGACTCTCCGCAAAAGCGTAAACGGAGTTTTTCATATCTTCGCTCATGTTGACAAGAAGGGTTCTTTGTTTGTCCGATTCGGCTATGTCCGCCGCTTTTTGGTCTGCGGCAGATGTCACCGCCATTTGTCGTTGCTTTTGGTACGCTGAATCCGCAGCCCTATGCTGTTCCTCGATCGCCGCGAGCGTATCTTGATTCTGCTTGTCATAAAAGCCAACGGTTTCATTATACATTTCCTTATGTATTTTTTCTTTATTAAGCAAAAACTGCTCGTAACTGTAAATCGGATCGGAGGCAACGTCGGTCGGCGCACCCGTGTTTCCTCCGCCACCACCGTTCGCGGAAACTTTATTTTCTCCGGAGTAATCCACTCCGGCGCCGTTTCCTGCGCCTTGTACAGAGATTCCGTTTCCATAACTTATTCCACTGGAGCTCGCGCCAGACAATGATGAAGAATTGTCGACTTTAACGTTGTCGGAGCCCGTGCTTACGATCGGTAAATTTGCGCCGTATGACGTATCTACCGGAGGCGGAAGAGTCCCGGTGGTCGTAGGAGTTGTCGTAGGAGTAACCGTTGTCGGTACGTTCCCTTGAGGCTTATCTTTGTTCGGATCCATTTTATTTACCTGCTTTCTTCTTCATTTCTTCGATAAGATAATTTTCGTATTCCGCTCTGTTGCTTACCTCGTCCTGGAGTTGCGCTACAGTCTGCTGCAGCTGCGCTATCTCCTGCTGGCGCGCGATCTCTTCCTTGAGCCGCTCCACGTTGTCGTGAGCGAATGGATAATGCGCGTTTTCCATATTGAGCCAGAATATGAGCTGAGTCTGCGGGGTTGACGGATCTCCGTACGCGCCGCTTTGGAAGTTCTGTCGGTTCTCCTGCCATATAAGCTCTCTTTGGCGTTCAACGTCGACGGTCGCGTCAGCAGAGAACAGATACTCGTCGTTGTAGTAATATTCGCCCGATTCGTCCCTCTCGATGAAGTCGTAACGGTTGAACGTGCTGTTCTGGATCCTTCCGAAGGAATCCTTATATACAGCGGGGCGCGGCTCGTCCGCGTATGCGAGATAATACTGAAAAATAATATGGTCGATCTCGGCATATGCGGCGTTTTTCATCTGACGCTTGGAATCAAGACGTCCTGCCGCCTGCTGTATTTGAAGCTGTTTAGCCTTGCCGGACTGCGCGGAGCTGTCGTGCTGCCCCTGGAATGAATCCGTAATACCGAGAATACGCTTCGCCTGATCGTAAAGGCGCTCGGCTTCCGAGACGTCGCGAGATATATCAACGCTCAGGTCGATTCTGCCGAAGCGGTTAAAATTGGATTCTTTTGCTCTGAACACCTTTTTGAATATGCTGTTGTCAAGATCCATATTAAAATCATCGGGTACGATGGGATAAACGCCGCTGCTCATGATCTTTTCCAAAATTCTTGACTCGACCTTATTTATTGCCTGTTGCTGAGGCCGTATAAACTCGCAGTCCGACTGACCGAAAAGGCTGTCCTCCTGGGACGTGTTTTTTCTGATAACAACGGGGAGCCTTGTCGGATGGTAGAATGGGAGCCTCGTCGGCTCGGTCTTCGGCACCTGCACGTCGATATAAATAGGCATAAGAACGCCGCCAACGTCCTCCATGGCGACTTGCCCTGTCTCTGTGATCGCATGCCGCTTTTCTGTCGTCATAACGACCTGACCGTCCTCTATAACCTCGCTGACAGCGGGAATAAACGTACCGTCCGACAGAGGAATATCGCGGTCGATCTCCTCGTATTCTTCGTTCTCGCGCTTGTATTCCGGTTTATCGCAGTTGCAAAGTTCTTTACGCTTGCCGCATTTCTTGCATACAAGGCGCTTTCTCGCGTAGTAATCCTCAATGTCGAGAAGCTTCGTGTCTCCCGACCAAACGTACTGACAGACCTTATCTTCATCGTTTTTGTAATAACAGACGTAGAGCGTCGCCGTCTTATCGTCGGCGTTCTCATCTGATTCCGTTTCGTCCGCGACCTCGGGTGTGACCTTGTATTTTCTTACAATGTCCTCCTTCGTGGTCTCAAACTCGATAAAGCAGTATTCCATGTCGGTTATTTCGTAGATGTTAGGCTGACCCGTGAATTTCGACGGGCTGAGGCAGGTAACTTTAACGTCGCCTACCGTATTATGCGTAACGATAGATTCGTCCCACTCAGCAAGCCAGACCGAGCCGCCGTAGATGGGATTATATCTCTCGTCGATATCGTTGAGCTTTTCAAAAGGAAGCTCGTCCCGTTTGTTTCGCAGAAGAGTTTCTGCGCTCTTCGCGTTTCTCTCGTTTCGGTCACTGTGCATTTTGGGGGAGACGGACGGATTCGGAACATATCCCGTGATCTGCGACTCCACAAGCTCGTAAGTAATGTTACGAACGATCTTTGCCCTCTCATTCGAGCCGTCGATCTCGTCGCTTCCTTTATACTGCGAAAGATGGCGCTCAAGCTTTGCGTAGATCTCCTCCGATGCGGCGCGGGCTTCACGGTACAGCTCTTGGAAGTACACAAGCTTCGAGCCGTCTTGATACTCAATTTTCATAATTCTGGTTCTCCGTATTTTTTAATTATTTCGAGACGCTCCTCCGGACTTGCGTTTCGGTAGTCCTCAAGGAGGTCAGGTCGGTATTTTACCTTTTTTGCGGGCTTCTCTTGCGGCGGTTGCGTCCAATAGATAGCGAAATACCTGAGAGCATCGGGCGCGTGCGTCAGCTCGTGAGGCTCTTTCAAGCAATCATCGGGCTTTTTCTCGTCAATAAGAAGCTGGGGAAGTGTGCGTATAAGATGCTTGCAGGTGCGGAATATCTTTATCCTTGTGTACGTTTTGCCGTCAGCTGAAGTGCGGAGCTTTAAAAGCTCCTTAAGAGCGAGCCAGCCCGCCGCTCGGTCGTTGTTTGACTTAACAAGCTCGATGCCGTTCTCGTCAAAAAGCAGCGCCCGGCTTTTGCCCGACTCTTGAGACGCGTTCCACATATCGGGAGGCGCAAGCCTGACTCGCGGAGGATACCAAGCCTCGGCCGTTCCGTCGCCGTTGTCTACAAGCTCCGCTTGCTTGATCCTCGCGGCGGCGTCGGATATTATCAGACCGCTCTCATATATTTCGTGGAACACGTACGCGACGTTCTCGTTGTCGATAGCCACCTTATAATGGGCGAACATATCGAGACCGTAGTCCATCGTGTTATAGACCGTCCAATCGGACGGGATAAGGAAGGGCTCGCAGGTGTGCTCACTGTAATCAAACTCCGAAAAATAGCTTCCTCCGAGGTTAGAAAGCGCCTCCTCGGCAGTTCGCGGATATTCCTGCTTGACCTTCACGCCAAGATCCTTCGCGGTCCTTTCATACCATTCCTTCGTTCTGCGAGGGTCGCAGAATACCGGCAGAAAGATCTTATGAAATTCGTTTTCCTCGATCCAAAGGCGCTCAAAAAGCGTTCCCTTCATAATGGTGGAAAGACCGATAACTTTTCCGCCCGTGGGACGGTTTATAGTAGGATAAGCCGACGTCCATATCTCATCAGCGTACTGCTGAAACGCCCATTCATCGAGGAGCAGGATATTACCTGTAAACGAACGTCCGGCAGACGGTGAGGCAGGAAAGGCTTTGAAGGTAGATATAAGACGGCGCGACCCGTCAGTTATGTAGACAGCGCCGGCAGTAGCCTCCCAGCGTATGTCTCCTCCGCGCAAAAGCTCCGTCATATTGCCGAGAACAACGCATACTCGGCGAACGAGCTCCTTTGCGTCCTCCTCGGTCTTTGACAGCGCGACAACGGTGTGGCCGAGGTTAAATATAAGGTCGTGAGTGCAGAAATACAGCGCGATCCACGTAATGCCCATCTGTCGAGCCTTCAAAATAAGGTTAAGACGGTGTTCCTTAAAATCGAGCAGCGTTTGATTCTGCGCCTCCCATCCTTTGAACGGGATTATAATTTCGGGCGAGTCCTTGTCTTCGATAACGCAGTAGTTATTCGCCCAATAAACTACGTCACCTCGGCAGTATTCGAACTCCGCGCGGCGTATCCGCTGAATATAAGCGGCGGCGTTTGCGACATTATTCTTCTTCGTCTTCAAGGCTTTGACCTCCAAGACGTGCTGCAACCCTCTCGATAAGTGCGAGGTCCTTCTCAGAGAGACCGTTAACGGTTGCGTCGATCACCTGCTTATCCTGCTTGCCGTAGTCGTTGGTAAGCACGAATTTAGCCATGCTTGAGTCAAGCTTTCCCGAGATCGACCCCGATTCGAGCATTCCTCCCGCCCATTCCTTTACTTTCGCGTACGCGGCGGCAAAGCGGTCGTGCTTGAATTTGCCGTCCTCTGTGATCCCCGCCCACGATTTGATAGCGGATACCGACACTCCGATAGACCTCGCAAACATTCCGACCGTGGGAAAATCGTTTACTATCTCGACCGGCTTCTCGGATTTTATATTTCCGTTCTCGTCGTAGGTGCGTTTATATTCGATCCGACTCAGCGGCTGGCTGAAAAATTCTATCAGCTTATCGGCATATTGCTCTTCATACTTCTCGGCAAAGCTGTTGCCTTTGGCAAACGTTCCGTCGGGATTTCGGTTCTGAGTGGCGGCTTTCTTCTTTGTATTGCTCTTTGTATTGGTCTTTTTCGAGTCTGCCGGAGCTTTGTTTTTCTTTGTATCTGTGTTCTTTGGCTTTTTTTCGCTCATTTTTCCTCCGTTTCTCTGTAAAACAGCGTATAAAAAACAAAATGAGCCCCAATATTCCTTGGCGGAATAATAGGGCTCTCGTCTCGATGGACATATGGCACATATATATCATATCACAGACTTTTGGCGTTTTGGTCGCAATTTATAGGCGTTTTGGGTGAGATTTTCGGCTTTTTGGGTCAAAAAAAGCCCGTCCGTGCGTGTGCGCGGACGGGCGTGCGTGTGCGTGTGCGCGTTGTCGGAGCCAAAACGGTGAGACTTAAGGAATCAGCTCCAGCCCCGCCGCGATGTCATGTATCAGCTTGCGCTTACGCATATAATAGGTGTTTTTGGCGAGAAAGCATGATGCATCAGAAAAGTCGTACCCGCGTCCCACGGTAATATCGTCAAGCAGCGAGCGTCTTATTCCCGCCTCAACATCGTTAAGCGCGCGGTCAATTACGGAATTAAGCTCTATGTATTTCGCAAGGACCGGTCCTGTTATGGTTGAGTGCTTTATCATGCGCTCGCGGCGGTCATAGTCCGCGCATACGGTCTTAACGATATCTACAACGCTCGTGGGTATCTCCCACTTAAAGTACGTTTTCTGTTTTGGCATCTGTATTACTCCTCCTTTTCTGTTTTTCTGTTATATTCAAGTACGATACATGTGGGTAAAGGAACCCGCTCGCAAATAAGACGCATAAGATATTTTGCGAGCTTCTCCGTTTTGGGATCGTCCGTCGGATGCTCGGCGTAGTGAAATCGCCCGCCTACGCTTATAATATCGCTTTGCGCTATAAAATACCTCGGCTTATGCTCTTTGCCGCCCGGTGAAGTTATCTGCGTGCACAGCTCGCACAAGGGCGACGAGCGGTTAACACACGACCTGCAATCGTAATGCTTATCCTTAGGAGTTGTTTTCTCCATCGTCGTCCCTCCAATCAGCAAGCATCATACACTTGCGCGTTTTGGCAAAGTCTACCGTGTTTTTCATTTCGGCAATAGTCTCAAAGGTCTTTTCGCTGATCTCCTTCTCGGACTTGCCGAGGCGAACGCCGATCGGTAGAACGGCAGCATTACGCACGGCGGCGAAGAGAAGGATCTGCGTCTCCTCAAGCCGCCTCTCAAGCCGTGCTACCTTTCGGCAATTCTTACACTTTGATGTGCTCATTCTTTATACCTCCTTTTTGGCTTCAAATTCGTCGCAGGGTCTGCCACCGCAAGCTGTCTCGCAACCTACAAAGTATCTGCAATCTCGGCAATCTTTCGGGACGTATTTCTTTTTGAGTTCATCCAAATCACCCGAAATATCGTCAATCGCATCACGAGAATGAAGCAACCTATGAACAAAGATTTTTTTAATCTCCTCAAAAATCTCCCTCGCGACCTCGGCTTCGAGTTCTGCAATGCGTTGTTGCTTTAATTCAGCGACTTCGTGCAATTCTCTGAATCTACCCATCCACTTGTCAACCTCTTCTTTGAGAGCTTTGACATCCGATCTTGGAATCAATTCAACTCTGCCGTCAGGTAATACCTGATACCTGTCCTTTTTCAGTTCCTCAAGCTCGCGCTTTGCCTCTTGGTAATCATCGTGAAGCTTCAAAAATAACTTCGTGCTATTGTCAACTGCACTTACAACGGCATCGTACTCGCTCTTTGGTACAACGTCGGCGGTGGGGGCTTGTATAAGAACCCTCTTTACACTCGCCTTGTATGGCAAGTCATCGGGCAATTCGCTCAATAGAGCATCTATATCTGTATATCGCGGCATCTCAGTTACTCCTTGTTACTCTTATTTCCACCTCTAATTCGGGTGGTAGATATTTAACTGCTTTTTTCATTCTCTTTGCGAATTTTTTATAGTTGGATTTTTTGCCAACATTACATACTTTACTGTATATCAAAGACTTGTAGGGTTTATAGTATGGATGGTTTATATATTCATAAAGACATTCCATCGTCACCCTAATATTTATTGAATCACCCGTTGTCATTACTTCGCACCGCCTTTCGCATCTTCATAGGCTTGCCTATCAATCACTAAAAGACCGCCAACGTATTTTCTGCTTCCGTTGGTCAAATCGTGAGCAACATTCGCAGGGATGGTTATTTTTACCGTGCCGTATCCTTTGTCAAACCTTATGTCTGCTCCCGATATATTAGCTAACGGTGCAAGCATAATTTTATTAGCATCTTTCTGCTCTATCTTTGATAAGATTTCTGATAAATACATTACTCCGCACCGCCTTTCTTTTCAAATCTCAAGCAGATGCTTTCAACATAAGTACATAAATGCGGTTCGTCAAGCCATCCGTCATTGTAAATCTCGAATTTTATTTTCTTTTGATCATTACATTTTTCATAGCTTTTACATTCTTGGCAAGTCATTCCGCACCGCCTTTCATTTCTTCCGCAACCTTATCAACTGCGGTTAGAAACATTTCTTTGTTGAATTTATCAGTCACTCCATACATACGAAACTCTGCATACAACTTTTCCACAAACTCTTTTACAACCTCACTCTGCTTGCGGTAGCCTGCGTTGTAAAGGGCTTCGGCTATTGTTTTTGCTCTGCAAGTATCGTCAGCTTTGGCTATAATCTCCGCCATTTCCTCAATCTGCTTCTCTCTACTCATTGTTTGCCCTCCTGTTCCAACTGATAATTAGTTCTCTTTTCGCCTTTGCTTTGGTTTCGTCGTTTCGTGTTTGACGAAGACAATTATCATAGATAGTGATATGTGCTGTTGACGGACTATCCATATACGCGCGGCAGGTATTACACTTTATCCTGTAATCCCAAAAACCATAACTGTTTTCCGTGTAGTCCTTCAATTCCAAGTCAGTCCCCCCGCAAAACGGACACGGCAAAAGTTCGGTTTCTTTCATCGTTTGATCCTCCTCTTATACGGCTCAATACTGAGTATCGCCCATCCGTCGGGCAGACCGTAAACGCCCTCAAGGATATGCGTTATCCTGAAGCAGGCGCGGCGCCCGGTGTAGCCCGTGCACGTCCATTCTTTAAGGACGAGCACGTCGCCAACCTTAAAGCCTCGGTCGTTCAAGCGGTATTCCGCTTTTTTCGTGCCGTCCACGACCGCTCCAAAGTATTCGGTCGTGATCTTCAGCTCATGAATTTTAAGCATTGGTTCCTCCTCGATCATGTATTTTATTTTTCGGCGGTCGCCCTCGGTCGACCTTCCGCTTTGCCATCTTGACGTAAAGATACGCGCCCGTGACGTAATCGCTCGTCTTGTAGTTATAGTCCGTCATATCGTAGCCCTCGTAGAGAGACTCAAAGATCTCGACCGCGTTAAGATCGCCGCGTATTATGCGGTTGACCTTGCGGCGCGTAAACTTTGTGTCGGCAACCGTGATCGTCGGCTTTACGAGATTCTTTGACGTCTTGTATTTCTTAGCCCCTCTCGGGTTCTTCATACAATAGCGCACACAGCCCTCGTATCCGCTCTCGTCAGCCTGAAGGCGGCGCGTCTGTGTTCTCGCGCCGTTGCGCCACAGCTTCTCCATAACGTCGCGGTCGGGGAAATTGCAGATAACGTGATGATGAACGCGGATCCTTTTCTTTTTCTCGTCGTCCTCAAACTCCGTCCAATAGACGTATTTGAGGGGAGGGAAGCCTTGCTTTTTGCCGTAATATTTAAGACGGCGGATGAAATTCCCGAAGGCCTTTTCCGCGTCCTCTATGGACTTCGGAAGCTTACGGGATTCGTATGTAAAGCTTCCCCAGATATCCGAGTCCGTAAAATTGGCGTTGACGAGCCGAATAATGTTTTTGAGCGAGTTCTTATCGTTAAGATTTTTTTGAGCCGGGCGGCTCTCCTTCGTCTTTTTGCCGCGAGGCGTGGAGGATTTGTTATCCCATATCGGATAGATCTCGCACTCAAGCACGTTCCCGCTCTTAATTGTCTTTGTTCTGTATTTGACGATTCGGCGGTCGTTCAGAAGCGAAAGCCGCTCCTCCGTTGTCTCTGCGTACGGGAATATCTCGTCAAGATCGTCCCGACGCGGGTCAATAGTATATTTCTTCATTTTCTGTCCTTCCTTGTGCCGATGTACCCGTGGGGACCGTCAAGCACGCGAAGCTCGTTAATAGAGCGCGTTTCTCTCTCAAATACCGCGTTATAGAGCGCGGTCCTGACGTAGGTCTTCTTATGCTTTATTTCGTAGGTCGCTCTCTCGAGGCAGTCCATAACCGCGAGCACGTCCTCGTGCTCAAGCATATCGTAGATACTCTGCACAAGCAACACGGGCAGCTTCTGGCCCGCGATCTGTATCTCTGCCGTAGCGGGGAGCATATAAACCTCGGCGATTATAAGACAGAACTCTCTTGCCTGAGACAGATATTCCTTCGGGAAGCAGTCAAGCTCGATCCGCTCCTCTACGTGACGCCTGATGTCGGCGAACGTGGGAAACCCGACTTGACTTTGACCTTGAATCTGATTTTGGGATATAGAACTATTTTTCATTTTTACCTCACTGACTTTGAGCGTAAAACACACCTTTTTATATCTTCGTTTCGTTGGAAAGATAATACTGATTACGAGGACGCTAAAAGCAACTCACAACCTCGCTTTTTTACAGGAAAAGGTTGACAAATCGCCCGGACCGTGATATAATATTTACATAGGTTTGGTTGATGTTTTACGTCAATCTCGGGGCGTTCGCGAGTGCCATCGCGGCGCCCCCGTTTTTTATTTCTTAGGATTTACTTTAAAAATTTATCCTTTTCTCTATTTTTCTGATTACCTCATAGCCATAATCATTTTTTGTATAGTCGATAAATTCTTGAACCGTATATGTATCGTTTTCGAGGTCGATTCCCGCATTTTTTATAAATGTGTTGCGCCCCATCTCGCACGATCCCGTCAGTTTATGATGCCATTCATAGAAAAGCCTTGCGGGATACTTTGTCTTGAGATCAAATTCATTAAGAAATGCGGTTATCTTTTCTTCGGTATCCATATTCTCAAAAATCTTGTCTTGCAAGGCTTTGAGGGCTTCTTTTGCCGTCGAGCCGTGAGCAAAAAGATTTTCGCCTTTTAAGACGTAGCATTTTTCGATAGTCAAGTTTTTGTTGACGATATATCCCTTTGCAACGTTGCCGTGTACGCGCTCAATAACGGTCGGAACGCCGTCGATATAATATACCTTTTGCCCGTTAAAGGATTTTAAGCCGTCGCCGGAGCCGGAGCCGTCGCCGGAGCCGGAGCCGTAGCCGGAGCCGTAGCCGTCGCCGTCGCCGTAGCCGGAGCCGTCGCCGTAGCCGTCGCCGGAGCCGTAGCCGTAGCCGGAGCCGTAGCCGGAGCCGTAGCCGGAGCCGTAGCCGGAGCCGGAGCTTACCGTCAAAAACCTTTCAATAGCTTTGTTTATCTCTCCCATACTTTCACTCTCGACAGGCTTTTAACCGCCTTATCTGTGCAAGGAATAATCTGTATAGGATTCGCTATAATCATTTCGGGAACCATAACTGTGAGTTTGCACTCGTTAGGCTTCTTTGTTCCGTCTATGGCGAGCTGTTCAACCGCGCACGCGCCTTCCCAATACCATATCTTGCGAACGTCGGTCATAGTAACCTCGTCCTGCGCTCTTTCCTTGATCTTGCCGAAGAATACCCCCGCTCTGTCTGCTCTTACGATATAAAAATTGTTGTGTTCCATTTTTCTTACCTTCCTTTTTATAAAAATAAATTTATTTTGCACTTTGACTTTGCCGCAGCGCTTTACACGCTGCGGCTTTTTATTCTCGGAGCGGCGTTAGGATCTTCCCGCCGTTCGCATAGATTCAAGCTCGGCGTTAAGACGGTTGATAATACGGGGAGCTTGTTTTACTACGTTTATGAAGCAAGAATTACAATAGATTCCCAAATCACGAACGTTGCATTTACTGCATTGTCTTTCTGAATACGCTTCGATAGCCTTTATAATCTCGTTATCTGTCATTTCTCGCCCTCCGTGTATTTCTTTTTGAGTTCGGCAAAGTTCTTACAACACATAAGATAACGATCATACCTATCAATGTGTTTAAGACATACGCTCTCAATCTCCTCAAAAATCTCCCGAGCAACCTCGCTCTTTGGTACGACGTCGGCGGTGTTAATAGTCGATATATCAAGGTAAAAATCTGCCCATATCGGAATTGTCGCAACAACTCTGTTATGTGGTTTCTCATTGTATGTGATAACATACTGACTTGACATATCGTTATCCTTGAATAACTTTGAAATTCTATCGACCATTTCTTTGAAAGAAACGGCATTATCCACCCACGGCATAGCCATAATATCCATATCGGAAGCAAGACTACCGTGTAACGATACCGCCCAACCGCAATCCATAGCACATTTTCTTATATCTTCGTACATACAAGCATAAAACGCTGTTCGTCCGTTGCAAGTAACTGCCATTCTATCTTTTGCCATATCACTCACCGCCTTTCTTCGTGTCCCTTACAAGGGTATTCCTGTTTGAAAAAATATGGGTAAGGAACAGGACAACCGATATTGTCAAGGTATTCTGTATGGTCGCAATAGTCCGTCCCTCTATCGCTCTTTTTGTGGTGAATACAATTCACACATTTTTCGGGAACATTGCTCATTTCGCACCGCCTTTCATTTTCGGTGGTTTGGGAATCGAAAACCATAAATCAACCTTGCAATTTGTGAGGTCAAAGTCTTCAGACCACCATTCTTTCTCGTCAAAATCATAATCAACAAAAACGATTGCATCTTTAAATCCGATTTTTCCGTTATGTCCGTTGACAATTCCGACAAGACCTCTATCGTTTTCCTCTACCGTAGGCAACCTCTCGTCAACGCTTATCCACTCGGATTTGTTCCCGACATTTATGTCGGTCACATCCTCGTTCTGCTTGCGGTAGCCTGCGTTGTAAAGGGCTTCGGCGTGTTTACGGACACCTTCACAAATGGAATATTCACATTCTTGTGAAACAGCCTCTTTACAACAAGAACACATATCTTTCGCCATTTCCTCAATCTGTTTCTCTTTGCTCATTGTCTGCCCTCCTGTTCCAACGTTCAGTCATTGTTTTCACTTGGTCGGTCTCATAAATTGATTTTGTCGTTTGTGCGGTTTCAGCATCTATGTCGATATAAGCGGTGAATCCTCCGCTCGACATACTGCATTCTGTGCATTTAATTTCTGCACTCACACGAAGCTCATATTTCCTAGGAAAGATACCGTCATAAAATCTTATTTTCCCTACATTCAATACTGCCTCTCCCCCGCAAAACGGACACCGCTTCAATTCAGTTTCTTTCATCGTCTTATCCTCCTTATCCCGTCATAACATCGTGAAGATGTGACATATCCTTGATTTTCTTCTGGCAAAGCTCGGGCAGATTAGCTCTGACGAGAGCTTCGGCTACTAAAGGTACGACTGCATTACCGCAGCGAGCGACCTGATCGGCTCGCGTTATCGGTTTTCCGTTTATATCGCGGTCGATAATATAGTCGTGCGGAAAGCTCATAGCGTCGTAAAGCTCGCGCGGTATCAGCATTCGCAGACCGATATCGGAAATAAAATACCATACGCCGCGAATACTTAGTAAAAGGATCTCGTCCTCCTTCAGCTCATACCCGCAGTATTTATTAAGCATGGCGCGGACGTTCGCCCAATATCCGAGCTCCGTCTGCCCGTCCCATTTTACGACGGTCGTCCTAACGTCGGCAAACTGACCGTCTCGTGACGTGACAGTCATAAGCGGGTCCTTAACAGATTGACCCTTGTCCTGCCCCTTAAAATGCGCGAGATGGGCGAGGGTCAGAGAATTGTGATCTACGGCGGTAACAGTCGGCAACGGTTCTTTTACCTCCGCGCCGTCAATTCCCGTAAAATATTTTGTGATGAAAGCCGAGGTCAGGGCTTCTCTGTCTTTGCCCGTTATCGTTTGGACGGGCTCTTTAAGATCGATGCCCTCCCTGGCGTTGCCGTACCATTCGGAAAGATACGCCGCCGACAGCCCGTAACGGTTTGCCGCGTCGACCGTCTGCATGGGAGAGTCCACGCGCTGGCCTCTGACCTCTCTTTCACTCTGCTCGGAGTGATACTGTATGAGTGAGGGCGCTATAAGCTCGTGAGCCCCGACAGCCGTAACCGTAGAGAGCGGATTCTTTGCGTCCTGTGCGCTGTTGTTGAATTTGTGTTGCGCGAGATACGGTGTTATCAGAAGGTTCCTGTTTCCCGTGGTTATTGTCGGTACGGGCTCACCCATACCGTGAGGCGCGTTTCCCGCATTGTTGCAGACTATAAACGGCTCCGCGCTCTTAATGACGAATTTATCAAGCCCTCTCGCGATACGCCTCAGAGTGTTTTCCTTCAGCGGTCGGACGGCGTTTATTCCGTACTGCTTCTTTATATCCGCCTTGCTCGCGAAGATAGACGGGCAAGGCAAAGAAAAGTCTATTATCTCCGACGCGGAACGCCACGGCAGAAGCTTGCCGCTCTTGACCTCCTCACTGTCGCGCGAAGCGTGCGTAGCTTCGGGAAATACAATAGGTCTGCCGTCGCAACGCGCTATCAGATGGAAACGTGTGCGTATAGTCGGAGCGCCGTAGTCGGCGGCGCAAAGACGGCGGGTCTCTATTGTATATCCGAGCTTATAGAGCTGTTTGAGCCATTGTCGGTATGTCGCTCCCGCCTTTTTCTTGACCGCCTTTCCTTTTCGTACGGGTCCCCACGTCGTAAACTCAGGAACGTTCTCGAGCATAATAACGTCGGGACGGACGGCAGCCGCCCAACGGAGAACGACCCACGCAAGTCCGCGGATCTTTCTGTCAACGAGAGCCGCGCCCTTCGCTCTTGAAAAGTGCTTGCAGTCGGGCGAGAACCACGCGAGGCGAACGTGCCTTCCGTGTACGGCGGTTTTAGGGTCGACCTGCCATATATCCTCTATGTAATGCTCGGTAAACGGATGATTTCGGCGGTGCATCATAATTGCCGCCTCGTTGTGATTTATCGCTATATCAACGGGATGACCCGTCGCCATCTCGATGCCCGTAGACGCCCCGCCGCCCCCGGCAAAGCTGTCCACAAAGCAATCGTCAAATATACTGTATTGGTTCATTTAGACCTCTACTCTCGCACCGTCCGAATAAGTAAAGGCGATCACGAGAGCGCCCTTGCTGTTCGTGGAGATCGCGACCTTGAGCCGCAAGAATTTAAACGTGACCGACACGATGATACCGTCAAGGACCGCGACGCCCGCGTTAAATACGGTATCGTAAAGATCTCCCTCGAGGTCAACGCCGCGATTCTCGCAATAGGAAGAAAAGTCGTCGAGCTTTTGGCGCAACTTGACGATATTGTCGGCGCGCTCCTTCTGCCGCCTCAGCTCGTCCTGATACTCACGAGCCTCGGAGCATTTACAGTGAATAGTTGCCGCCTCGTTCGCCTGATCCTGACTTTCGTATTTGCCGATGGGAAGCTCCACGTTTCCGCAATAGCGGCAGGTCGGGTAAAAGAGTTCGCGCTCCATCTCGGAGCTCAGGTTGGTTTGGTTTTCTGTTTGTGCCATTTTTACTCTCCTTTATTGAATAATAAATTTTTTGATCTTTTCGGGGTCGATGTCAAGCCGCGCGACGGAGCTTTTATAGTGGATCTCTATCTTGATGCTCTCGGGCTCGGTGTCCTCCTTCAGGAGAAAATGTGCCAAGTCCGAGGAAATAAGATCTTTGAGGCTGTTCGCCTTTGATTTTTCCGACATTATAAAAGCCTCCGATCACTTCAGCACGCGCTTATTGTAGATGGCGACGATCTGAGCGTCCTTCATATTCATAACGCGTATACGCCATCCATCTCCGGGGTAGAGCCTCATAACCGCGTCTCTCATTTGTTCGATTGACATATAGAAGCCTCCTTATAATTAATTTTCGGGGTCAAACATATCGCAAGCCACGCCTCCGCAAGCTGTCTCGCAACCGACCAGAAATCGGCAATCCCGGCAGTCTGGCGTTACGTATTTTCTTTTGAGTTCGATAAAACGCGCTTCAAAATAAATATCGTTTAACGCTTTCTCAATTTCATCGAAGATCTCACGTGCGAGGTTATCATAGTGCATCTTGTATGAGTTAGCCGCGCCGCGCATAGCTTCAAGCTCGACGTCGAGGCGGTTGATGAGAGCGAGAGCGTCCGTTTCAAGCCTGTTTATGCAGTTTCTGCCTTTTCTGTACGGGCACTCGCTGCATCCCGCAACGTCTACAGTAAGACAATGCTCAAGCGCCTTTGTGATTTTCTTATCTGTCTCGTTCATACTCTTTTCCTTCCATTCAGGTAACCGGGATCCCCGTATGCTCCGAAAATTTTTGCTTGCTTATGAAGTAGGTGTATTTGGTTCCGCTTATCTTAACGCAAGATCCCCACGGGTAAAGTCCTTGCTGAATAGCAACGCGAACGAACTGTTGAGACACGCCCATAAGCTCCGCGGCTTCAGCAACTGTGAGTTTGTTTTCCTTGTTCATATTACTGCTTCTCCTCTCTCTTGTTTCCAAATCTATCTCTAAAATCCAAAGTATCGGTATACTTGACGTATATAAACGCGCCGTCCTTGAAGCCATCAATGCAGAATTTGTTAAAATCCTTTAGCTCCGAAACAAGCCAATGAGCCTCTCGCATTATTGCAGCTAAAAACAGATATGGAACAGTAAGCTCTTTTATCTCTGTACCGAACGCGGAAATAACCTTTTCGCATTTGACTTGAACTTTGAATTTTCTGTATGCAACAGTGTCGGTTTCAATTTCCATACCAAATGTTGTACCGTCGAATTCAACGGCGTGAAGATGTTTACTCATCGCCCGTTATCTTATCTCCCATTTTTATCGCGACCCTGTCCGGAGTGATCACAGAGATCTTCCGAGACGGCTTCGTCGAGTATAGGGCCTGTCCCCGCGAAGAGGAATAAGAACCATTCAAGAACGCGTTTTAACTTCCGTTTCATTATGTAAGCACCTCCGTTTCCGTCGTTTCTTCAAATTTGTAACCGAAGAACTCGTCAAGCCATTCGATAAAAAGCTTTCTCGATATGATAAACTGACGTTTCCCCTGAAGTATAAAGATCCCGAAGGGAACCGCCTTAGCCTCGATCATATCTCTGAGCGTATCGGTCGCTATGCTGATACCCGCACCGCGCATTATACGTACAGCCTCTTCGGGAGTCAATGTCAGCGGCGAGCCGCTTTGTGATTTTTTTGTTTTTTGTTTCATTGGTTGCCTCCTTCTTGCTATACGCATACTGCCAGCAATATAAACTTCCACGAGGAAATGACCGTGGAACCGTCATCATCTTCCCAACAAAACATTTTCACGCCGTACCTGCTCATCACGCAAAAAGCATCTTGGCTTGGTTTCCAATCTTTAGCCATAATAAACGCCCAATCGTGATTTTCGAGAACAAATTGAGTTGCCAGCTCGAGAAGCCCGTCGTTATTTGCGGGTATTATCAAGAGGTCTCCTTTATATCCCATGTTCTCGCCGTTTTCGTCTTTGAAAAACGCGACTTCGTTTGAAAGCTTCTTTACGATTTTGGAAAATTCTTTGATATCCTTAGGCGTTTTGTGGTAGGAAATATTCCTTTGCCCCGGCTTTTTGTCGAGAATAAGCGTCGCGGCGGATATAAGCTTGCATTGATTGGTAAGGTTAAGCTTTCTGAATTGATAAAGCAATTCCGCTTCCAATTCGGCATTAACATTTGTTTTTCGCTTTCTCTCAGAGCTTTCTTTGCCGAAGAACTCGTGATTGTTGGAAAAGATCGGTTCGCCATTAATTGTCGTTGCGTTTGGATCGAGCAGCTTTTTGTAATCAAATTTCATTTTTTGTTCCTCCTTATAGCACGATTCTCACGATTCGTGACCGATTTGAGCAAAAAATAAAGCCTCAACAGAGGTATTATAATAGTTTGCCAGCTTGATTTTAATTGAGTCCTTTGGGATTCGCTGTCCTGTCTCGTACATCGAAAGAGCGGAGTAAGATATTCCGCAATGCTTTGTGACCTCGCGTATGGTTCTGTCTCCTCTTGCTTTTCGAAGTCGCTCTCCTATAATCTTAGGATCCATGATGTTCTCCTTTCTGTTTTTTATATATTCTTTCATTTTGTGGCTTGGTTTTGCGCGTTTCTCACAAAGAAGAATCGCGTCTCGTTATTTGTTGCGACCAAAATGACTTTAGTTTGTGTTATAGTATACTTGCCCGCGTCGGAAGGGAGGCGCGAATGAGCGATAATCAATATCAGCTTTACAAGGCCGTGCAAATAAACGCCGGCGGCGTAAGCCACGATCTGAGAAAGAACAAGGCGGCGATCGAGAGCGCAAATCTCGACGCCGAGACCAAAGACGTTATGCTCAAGGTGTGTGATTGTATGATAGACACCGCCGATGAGCTCGCACTTTTAATCTCGCAAACCGCACAACTGATTTTTAAGGAATAAAATCAGTAAATTAAAACATTTTGCCGATATTTGTATAAACAAAACAGACGCGGGCAAGCATGAATATCGGCTCTTTTGCGAAGCACATTCGCACCTTCACTCACATTCTGTGAGCATATTCATTATACACATATCGAGATCGAATGTCAATAGCTTTTTGGCGTTTTCTCACTTTTTGTGAGAATTGCACAAAAAGCCTCTCTTTTTGTTGACATTGTTCACATTCCGTGATATTATAATTACACAGCGCTCACAGAAGGAGGTTTTTAAATGTTTTCCGATACTTTAAAACATTTGCGAAAGCGTGATGGATATTCTCAAGCGCAACTCGCCCAAAAATTAGGTGTATCTAAAAGTACCATTGGCAATTATGAGGTGGGCACACGTATGCCCGATTACGAAATGATGAAATCAATTTCCGCCCTTTTCAATGTTTCTATGGACTACCTTTATGATCGTGAAGAAAAAGTCCCCGTCACGGTAAGCGACGAGGATATCAAAGTAGCCCTTTTCGGCGGAGATACGGAAGTCACCGACGAGATGTGGAGCAAGGTAATGGATTATGTTGAATTTGTTAAGCAAAAGCATGGAAAGACTTGACGAGCTTTATGTTTTGGCGGAAGAGAACAACATTCCGATAGACGAAAGTTGCCCCGAAAGCCTAATATCAATGTCGATACGACTTCCGAACGGTAGAAAGATCGTAGGCATATCGAACGACGAAGGCTCCGAATATACAAGGCTTGAGCGAATGGCGCACGAAATGGGGCACTGTATGACGGACAGCTTTTACGCGGGATACTCTCCGTTTGAGCTTCGCGCAAAGCACGAAAAACGGGCGAACGCGTGGGCTGTGAATAGGATAGTCCCGTTCGCAGAACTTTGCGACGCGGTGAAAGGCGGTTGTCGGGAACTCTGGGAGCTTGCCGAATTTTTCGGAGTAAGCCAAAGCTTTATTGAAAAGGCAATAAAGATACACGAGCGTAATGGTCATATAGTACCTAAGGAACTGTATGAGGAATAAATTCAGGCAAGGAGAATTTGCAAAATGAAGCAAGCAAACATTGATAAATATGCTAAAAAACACCTTAAACGAGTTAAAGCGGGAATGAAAAACGCGGCTGCTCTAAAAAAGAGATGGATCAAAGAAATTGAGCCGTTAATTCCTCAACGGATTCCTTCCGAACCTAAAGTGCCGTTGTGGACGGCAAAGTTTTTCTTCTATAGCGTTTCTCTTCCAAGCCAATCAAAAGCAAGTACTTTTGATAAAGGATATCATATCCGAAACTCAGGTCACGCCATATTGGATTTTACTCTTTATAGCTTTTTCGAGATTCGCAGAACGCTTGTTTGTGGACTCAAGAGAAGTGTTGTTGAATATATAGACGATCTTTATTTGGATTACGTCATACAATATTTTCAAAAATACTTTGATTTCACAGAGCGCCACATTAACCGCATTATTGATAGTCGTTTTAAAAAATACGAGGAAATTGTGTTTATGCAAGATGTTGACATTGACGAGGAATTGCTATTATCAGCTTGCGACTTTTTAAGCAAAGATTTGGAGGGCGACCCGATGCAAAAGCAAATGATCGTTGCTTCGGCTGACAAACATTTTTTGCTTTGCGCGGAATTGTCTTCTCTTCTCAGTTCAATGTGTGCGTTGATTTTAAAAAATATTGAAAATCAGTTGCCGGTTGATTGCTTTCTTGATTGACGCTAAAAGCACAAACCAAGCAGAAAGGAGGACGAAAAATGAGACTTCCGAGCGGATACGGCGGAATAACGAAGCTGTCGGGAAACCGAAGAAACCCCTGGAGAGTAAGAGTGACCGTCGGATGGGTAATAGACGAAAAAACGAAAAAACTGAAGCAGCAGTATGCGACCGTCGGATATTACCCGACAAGGCAAGCGGCACTCCAGGCTCTTGCGGAATATAATTCCGCCCCATACGACATAAACGCCAACAAGATCACCTTCGCCGAGGTCTATGAAAAATGGTCTGAACGAAAGTTTGAGGAGATCAGCCAATCAAACATTAACGGATACAAGGCATCATATAAATTGTGTGAATCTCTTTACAAAACAAAATTCGTTGATATAAAGCTCTCGCATTTGCAGTATGTAGTCGATAATTCTGGAAAGGCGTACCCAACGTTAAAAAAGCTTAAGATACTTTTTAACCAGCTGTTCGATTATGCAACAATGCACGAGATCATCCCGAAGGACAGACACATTGTAGAATATCTTAATATAGGAACAGAAGAAAAAAGCACAAAGCACTATCGGTTCAATGATTCCGAGATAGATACTTTGTGGCGTTGGTCGGCAAACAACGAATACGTGCAGCTCATACTTATGCTTATATATTCGGGGGTAAGGCCGGGAGAATTATTTAATTTAAAGAGCGAGGACGTGGATCTCGAGCAGGGCTTTTTTACCGTTCAAAAGGGAAAGAACGAAAATGCAGTGCGTAAGGTCCCGATACACGACAGAACGTTGTCGTTTTTCAAGCATTGGAAGAACAAGGGCAGGGAATACCTTGTTACGAATCTGAGCGGAGGCAAATTCCAATTTGACACGAACCACGGCGCATATACAGATATCTTTTTTACTCCTTTGCTTAGTGATATGGGAATATTGGAGTATGTTAACGACAAGGGCGAAACGAAGAACCACCTTCCGGATGATACGAGACATACGTTCACTTCGATGTGGAAAGAGAAAAAACTCGACGAAGCAATGCGACGCAAGATACAGGGACACAGTGGGAAAGGAATAGGCGAGATAGTATATACGCACTTTGAACTTGAGAAACTAAAAGAGGAGCTTAACAGGCTCTAATATTTTGTGTCTTGTGCGTGTCTTGTGTGTGTCTTACAGCCCAAAATTCGCACGATTTCAGACGAACTAAAAGCAAAGAAAAAACCCGGAAGTAAAGCACTTTCGGGTTTTTTGGTTTTGAAATTCTTTATCTCTTGGAGAACTGGCTGGCGCGACGAGCTGCCTTGAGTCCGTATTTCTTTCTTTCTTTCATTCTGGGGTCACGAGTGAGAAGACCTGCTGCCTTGAGGGCGGGACGGTAGTTCTC